CACGCAAGATGCGTAAGATTCGTGAAATCAAAAAACAAAAAGATGAACGCACCGGCGTAGAGGTAATGAATGTTGTTAATGAATATTACATCTACAATGATAAAGTTACTTCTGGTACTTCTACAAATTATGGACCAGTTGGTACCAGAATTACTACTGACTCTGTTGTTTCTGTGGTTAGTGGACTTATGGATAGTCGCCGTGCGGTTGTTCTATCTTACCTACACAAAGCAATCAAGCCACTAAACCAGTTACGTATGATTGAAGATGCGACAGTTATCTATCGTATCTCTCGTGCACCAGAACGTAGAATTTTCTATATTGACGTTGGTAATTTGCCTAAACTAAAGGCAGAACAATACCTACGTGATATTATGGTCAAGTATAAAAACAAACTTGTATATGATGCAAACACAGGCGAAGTCCGTGATGACCGTAAGTTCTTATCCATGATGGAAGACTTCTGGTTGCCACGTAGAGAAGGCGGCAAAGGTACAGAGATTACCACACTACCAGGTGGGCAGAACCTAGGTGAGTTGGAAGACGTTAAATACTTTGAGAAGAAACTGTATAAGTCTTTGAACGTTCCTGTCTCCAGACTTGATCCTAACCAATCCGGGTTCTCTTTAGGTCGTGTTGGTGAAATTACAAGAGATGAATTAAAGTTTGCTAAGTTTGTTGCTCGTATGCGTAACAAATTCTCTGACTTGTTCCATCAAGCACTAAGAGTTCAATTGGTACTCAAAGGTGTTTGTACCGATGAAGAATGGAAACAATTCAAGGAACATGTTCACTATAACTTCATTAAAGACAATAATTTCAGTGAACTTAAAGATGCAGAACTAATGACACAAAGATTGCAGTTGTTGCAATCAGTTGACCCATATACTGGTCGTTATTTCTCACAAGCATGGATTCAACGTAATGTATTGAGATTGAATGACGATGAAATCAAAGTTATGCAATCAGAAATTGAAGAAGAAAAAGAAGCAGGCATTGGTTTACCAGTTCAAGTTACGAATGATGTTGCACAACAACAGATGTTATCACAAATCCAAATGGATGGTGCAGAACACCAAAATGATTTGGACATTAAACTAGACCAGAGCAAAGAAAAAGATCCAGCTAAGGCTACCACTCAAGGTTAATAAATAAACACCATATTGGAGGAAACTATGTCAAGAGACCTAATAGATTACGCAGCACAAGATGATGCAGTTAATTTCAGAGCAGAATTATATGCAGCAATTCACGACCGTGTTACAGCACACATTGAAGCAAAGAAACAAGAAATTGCTCAAGGTTTGTTGAACCAAGAAGAAATGATGCCAGGTAAGAAAATGAAAAAAGAAGAAGAAAAATGGCACATGAAAAAAGAAGAAGAAAAGCCAAAACACGGCATGAGTGAAGAAGAAGACGAAGAAGAAAAAATGAAGTCTAAGATGAAGATGATGAAGAAAGAAATGGCTAAACACAGCATGAAAGAAAGTGCTGATTCTTTAACAGAAGGTACTCATGCATACCACATGCACGCCAGCAAGGCTCACGAAGCAAGCGCAAGAGCAGCAAAAATGTCTGAAGAAGCAGAAAAAATGCGTGATGCAAAATACCATGAGAAATGTGCAAAATGCCACGAAGAAGCATCTTTGATGCATCACCACGCTAAAGGTGAATCTCGTATGCATCACCACATGGAACATCACACAAACATGATTATGCACCACAATGACATGAAACACATGCACAGAATGTCTTCAAAATATTGATGGTAATTTTAGTCATAAATAGATAATATTTTAAGAATAGAAAACCATGGCCAACAAATTTACATATCAAATTTTGAGAGATACACAAACAGACTCTGTTATTAAGTTAACTGGAGTGTTTGATGGTACTGGTCAAGAAATGAATAACACACGCATTCAAGCAAACTCACTTTCAAATGCGTTGGCAACCAATGGTTTTCTTGTAGCAAATAATCAAGGTGGTTCTGCAAATACTCCGTTGTCTTACTATGATTTGCAATTAACTGGTTTGAAATACTACGTTAATATGCCATTTACAAGTACAAGTGCTAACTCTCAAGGTTCTGTTGAAATTTTCTGGAACGGAGCCGGTGCAACTCCAGCGGCACAATATGCAAACTCATCATCAATTTTCCACCTAAATTCTTCAGGTGAATTTGGTTTAGGTGAACAGTTGCCATCCATTACAAATAATTCTGGTTCATTAGCTAACGGCTATATCGTCACAGCTAACGTTGGTAACGGCGATATTGGTGTTTACACACAAGGTGCCGCAGCAAACTGTTCATATACATTGATTATTTCTTTGCGTAAAAACAATGCTATGTACCAACGTGGTCAGTTCAACGACCCAGCAGCATTCAACTACAAGCCTTACAATCTTACACCGTAAGACTAGGAATAAACATGGCAAATATTTTCACATATCAAGTATTAAGAGACACCACAGAAAAAGCAGTTATCAAACTGACTGCCAATTTTGATGGTTCTGGTCAAGAATATAACGTTTCTCGTATTGCAGCAAACACACTATATGGTGCTTTGACAAGTAATAACAATGTTATTCCAAACGGTACACCATTGTCTTATTACGGTCTAACTGTGACTAGAATTGGTTACAACATTGCATCACAACAAAAAGGTTATGTTGAATTGTTTTGGACTGGCAACGGTGCAGCAAACAATGTACCTATCATGAATATGGACCTTTGCGGTGAATATTCAGAAGACCAAGGTATGGTTTCTATTCCAAATAATGCAGTTGGTGCAACAGGTGATATCGGCGTTCAAACTATTGGTTTGGTAGCAAATTGCGCTTACACATTAATTATTGAGTTGCGTAAACAAAATGAATACTATCAACGTGGTCAATTTAATGATCCAGCAGCATTCAATTACAGACCATACAACGTAACACCATAATAGGTACAATAATGAAACTCATTAAAGAAATCAACGAAACAGTCAACTATCTGACCGAGGGTGCAGATGGTAAAAAAGAACTGTACATAGAAGGTCCATTTCTTGTTGCTGAAAAGAAAAATAAGAATGGTCGTCTATACGAATACAACACGATGAAAAAAGAAGTTCATCGTTACACAGAAGAATACATTAACAAACACCGTGCGTTTGGTGAATTAGGTCATCCAGATTCTCCAACTATTAACTTAGACCGTGTATCGCACATGATTGTTGGTCTGCGTGAAGACGGTAATCAATGGATTGGTAAAGCAAAGATTTTAGAAACACCAATGGGACAAATCGCTCGTCAATTGATTGAAGGCGGCGCTCAATTGGGTGTTTCTTCAAGAGGTATGGGCTCATTGAAAAATGTTAACGGCGTTAATGTTGTTCAACCCGACTTTTATCTAGCCACAGCGGCGGATATTGTAGCAGACCCTTCTGCGCCTGGAGCATTCGTGCAGGGCATCATGGAAGGAAAAGAATGGATGTTGGTAAATGGTGTTTGGACTGAAGTAGAACACGCACAGGCGATTAGAGAAATCAAGTCGGCTTCTAGTGCGGATATTGAAGCAGTAAGTCTTCGCATATTTGAAAACTTCATGAAAAAACTATAACCTATAAATATTCAATACAAAATCAAGGAGATTTTACATGTCAAAAAGATTCAATCTGTCAGAAGCCGCTAAAGCAATCTTGGGTGAAGGTTCTAAAGAAACCTTTGACGCAAACATTACGGCAAAAAGAGGTCAACGTGGTCAAGACGCACATAAAGGTGGCGTAGTTGGTGACGATAGACTACAAGCATCTGTCGCTTACGGCGAAAAAGATGCAGGTGTTGTTGGTCACTCACCAGAAGTTAACGATGAAGAATTGCCTGATTACCTAAAAGGTACTCCAAGTGCAACTCCTCCAGGTGCAACACCTCCAGTTGGTGCACAAAAAGACGGTGTTGGTGCAGCAAAACCACAAGGTCAGCCACAAGAAACCATGGGCCGTAAAGATGTTATGCATCCAACAACTCACACAGCTAATCACATTGACCAAATTCGTGACCGTATCGCAGGCAAATTGCCAGCAAACACATTCGGTATGAACAAAGGTGCTACATTCCAACACTTTGATGGTGACCACACAGCTGGTTCACAAGGTCAACACGTTAACATGGAAGCATTGGACATGTCTGATGACGTTCGTGCATTGTTGGCTGGTGAAAACCTATCAGAAGAATTCGCAGCTAAAGCAACTACAATTTTTGAAGCTGCTGTTTCTGCACGTGTTCAAGCTATTGCTGAACAAGTTGAAGCACAATTGGTTGAACAATTTGATTCTGCTGTTGAACAAGTTAAAGAAGATTTGGCATCCAAAGTTGATGACTATCTAAACTACATGGCAGAAGAATGGATGAAAGAAAACGAACTAGCAGTAGAAACAGGTCTACGTGCAGAAATTGCAGAAGACTTCATTGGTGCTCTACGCAATGTGTTTGTTGAACACTACATTGATATTCCTGAAGACAAAGTTGATGTTGTTGCTGAAATGGCAGAAAAAGTTTCCGAATTGGAAGAGCAACTTAACGAACAAATCAACCGTGGCGTTGAAATGTCTAAAGAATTAAACGAACATAAAAAATCTGAGGCTATCTACGCAGTGTGTGAAGGCCTATCGCAAACTCAAGTAGAAAAATTGAAAGCACTCGCAGAGGGTGTGGATTTTACTACTGAAGAAGAATTTGCGGCAAAGTTGTCAACATTGGTTGAATCTTACTTCCAAGTTGATGTAAAAGTTGCAGACAATTCTGCTTTAGATGATGAAGTCCACATTGAAGAAGAAAAACAAACTAACAAGTCTGTTGATCCTTTGATGGAACAAGTCGTTGGCATTCTTAACAAAAGAATGTAATAATATAAATAAAAAATCAGTTTCACAAAAATAGGAGACATTCACATGTTTATGACAGAAGAACTACAAAAAAAATGGCAACCAGTTTTGGAACATCCAGAACTAGCTTCCATTACCGATCCATACAAAAGAAGCGTAACTGCTTTGGTATTGGAAAACCAACAACAAGCAATGCGTCAAGACCGTATGGCCTTGAACGAAACATCTGATAACGGTCCAACAAACGTTACTGGTTCTGGTATCAGCAACTTTGACCCAATCTTAATCAGCTTGGTTCGCCGTTCATTGCCTAACCTAATTGCTTATGATATCGCTGGTGTTCAACCAATGACTGGTCCTACAGGCCTTATCTTCGCAATGCGTGCACGTTACAACAACCAAACAGGTTCTGAAGCTTTCTACAATGAAGCTAACACAATCTTCTCTGGTAATACATCTGCTTCTGGCTATGGTAGCACCTACGGCGGCCAAATGCAAATTGCTGGTACAACCGCATCTGATACTACAGCTAACACACAAACTGCTGTTGGTGCAGTTCCAGGTAGCTCCAACACCGTTACAACCGGTACAGCTATGCCAACAAGCATTGCTGAATTCTTGGGTGCTGACAACGGTTCTGTGTTCCAACAAATGGCTTTCTCTATCGAGAAAGTTACTGTTACAGCAGCTAGCCGTGCATTGAAAGCTGAATATTCTCTAGAACTAGCACAAGACTTGAAAGCAATTCACGGTCTTGACGCTGAAACAGAATTGTCTAACATTCTGTCTACAGAAAT